AGGTATCACAACGATCCCGTGCTGTTTGTCAAGGAGGTGCTGGGTGTAGACCCTGACCCGTGGCAAGAGAAGTTCTTGGGGGCAATAGCGCGGGGGGATCGAAAGATCAGCGTGCGATCTGGCCACGGGGTGGGAAAGAGTACGGCAAGCTCATGGGCGATGCTCTGGTACTTCATGACCCGCAGCCCTGTCAAGGTGGTGGTGACTGCGCCGACCAGCAGCCAGCTTTATGACGCCATGTTTGCGGAGTTGAAGCGCTGGATCAACGCGATGCCTGCGCCATTGCAGACCCTGCTGACTGTCAAGCAGGAGAGGATCGAGTTCAACGCTGCGCCCACTGAGATGTTTATCTCGGCAAGGACATCACGGGCCGAGCAGCCAGAGGCATTGCAGGGCATTCACTCTGAGTATGTGATGCTGGTGGCCGATGAGGCCAGCGGCGTGCCGGAGCAGGTGTTCGAGGCGGCGGCTGGAAGTATGTCAGGGCACAACGCCGTGACTCTGCTGCTGGGCAATCCGGTGCGGAGCAGCGGGTTTTTCTACGACACGCACACTAGGTTGGCTGGCGAGTGGACTACCTTTCAAGTGGCATGTACTGACTCGCCACGGGTGTCGGATGAGTATGTGCAAGAGATGGCCATGCGCTACGGCGAGGAAAGCAATGTCTACCGGATCAGGGTGATCGGTGAGTTTCCCAAGGGTGATGATGACACTGTGATCCCGATGGACTTGCTGGAGAGTGCGCTGCACAGGGATGTGGCGGCCAGCAAGTCAGCACCGATGGTCTGGGGGCTGGATGTGGCGCGGTTCGGGAGTGACCGAAGTGCCCTATGCAAGCGGCAGGGCAATGTGGTGACGGAGAGCGTCCGCACATGGAAGAATCTGGACTTGATGCAATTGACGGGGGCGGTGGTGGCCGAGTACCAGGTTCTGCCGCCGAGTGAGCAGCCCAAGGAAATACTGGTGGACAGCATCGGCTTGGGGGCTGGGGTGGTGGATCGGCTGCGGGAATTGGGCCTGCCGGCGCGGGGGATCAATGTGAGTGAAAGCCCTGCGATGGGCGGGACATACCGGAATCTGAAGGCAGAGCTTTGGTACAGGGCCAAGGCGTGGCTGGAGGCGCGGGACTGCAAGCTGGCCAAGGATGATGTGCTGATCAGTGAGTTGGCGACTGTGCGCTACACCTTCACCAGCAATGGCAAAATCGCCATTGAGGGCAAGGACGAGATCAAAAAGAGGGGTCTGCCGTCACCGGACAAGGCCGATGCCTTTGTGCTGACTTTTGCAAGCGATGCGATCACGGGGATGTACGGGAGTGCGGCCAGCAGCAAGTGGAGCCAGCCGATACGCCGAAACCTGTCGAGGGTTGCATAATTGGGGTATCTTTAAAACCAACGGGAGAATTTATGGCAACGCTAAGTCGCACCATGAGCCAGGTCATGGACAGGGAAGAGGGCGAGGACATGAGCGCAGGCGAGAACTGCCCTATGCCCACGCAAGACATCACGCTCAATCTAAAGAATCGGGCCAAGGCGATCACCACAGCGGCGTATGGCCCTGAGAATCCCAAGCTGCCAAACGAGGCTTTCTGGCGCAAGAAAGCAGACCAGTGGGATGTGAGCATTGAGGACTCAAAGCAAAGCCTGTGCGGTAACTGCGCGGCATTCAATGTCTCTGACGAGATTAAAAATTGCATTGCCGAGGGCATCGGCATGGAGGCCGACCCTTGGGGCACGATCAAGCTGGCCGATCTGGGCTATTGCGAGATCTTTGATTTCAAGTGCGCAGCCAGCCGGACATGCGATGCATGGGTGGTGGGCGGCCCGAACACGGGCGAGCAAGAGGGTGAAGAATCTGAAAACTACGAAGAGGGAGAAGAGGAATGAAAGGTCTATATGCAAACATTCATGCAAAACGCGAAAGAATCGCTGCTGGCTCTAAAGAGAAAATGCGCAAGCCTGGTGCTAAAGGTGCGCCCAGCGCTGGTGACTTTAAGGCAGCGGCTAAAACAGCTAAGCCAGTAAAGAAAAAATGATCTGCCCGATTGTCATTGCAACCGTCAGGGGGCATGGCCTAGCGGTGCTGCTGGAGTCGATCAAGCAGTACGCGCCAGAGTGTCCGGTCTACCTGCGGGGGCCAGAGTCGGTGCTTGAGAATTTTGAGGCTGACTTCAAGATCTACGGCCAGCCAAGGAACTTTGGCGATGACTACAACGAGGTGATTGAGGCCGCACTGAAGGATTGGTCATCATGCATCGTGGCCAACGATGACATTGTGCTGACGCCGACCAGCGTGAAGGTGCTGATGGAGGATGTGGCGATTATTAAGACCATGCACAGCGTCAAGGCCGGCTGGGTTGCATCAAGGACTGATGCGGCGCGGCCTTGTCAGAATGTGAGGATTACTGAGAAACCGGAGAAGATGCACTTTTACAAGTTTCCGTCCGAGGCCCACATCAAGATGGCCGAGGAAGTCAGCCCGATCTTTGCGTGGATTTCGGGTGAGGCTTTTGAGACGGCAAAGTTTCCCCCTCTGAATTGGTACTCAGATGATGTGCATTGTAGGGATTTGATTGAAAAAGGCTACTCACATTTTGTGTCGGCCAGCTATGTCCACCACATCGGCAGCAACACAATTGGCTTTGATGCCAACAAATTGCACAACGATGCACTGCCGTGGCTTAAAGAAAATCGTCCAACTTACGCAAAGGCATGGTTTGATTCTTAATTTAGGCTCAGGCAAGGATTGGCGTGAGGATTGCTTGAATGCAGATATTCAGGCGAGGGTCAAACCCGATTGGCTGCTGGACATCACAAAAGTCAATTGGGGCGATGTACTCAAGACCCGCAAGGGGCTGCTGACAATTGAGCGCGGCATGTTTGATGTGATCTTGGCCAATGACATCTTGGAGCATTTGCCAGATTTAGTTACCGCCATGACCAATTGCAAGGAATTGCTGAAGGTGGGCGGGGAAATGCGGATTCATGTGCCCTACGAGTTGAGCCTTGGGGCTTGGCAAGACCCGACCCATGTCAGGGCATTTAACGAGAACTCTTGGCGGTATTACACCGATTGGCATTGGTACTTAGGCTGGCCAGACAGGTTTGAGTTAACCATGCTGGAAATGCGTCTCTCAAAGCTGGGAGAAGCACTAGAATTGCCACAAGACGAAATTATCCGCACCCCGAGGGCTGTGGACTCCATGTATGTGGTACTTAAAAAGGTCAAGCCATGATTGAAAACATCACCGAAAATCTATCTACGGACATTGCAGCTACCGAGCCGATGGACGATGCGGAACTGCAAGCAATCATTACCCAAGACCTGACCGATGCGGTGAGTTATGTGGACAGCGACCTGTCGCCCACACGGGCCAAGGGGACTGAGTACTACCGAGGTGACCTGTTTGGTAACGAGGTCGATGGCAACAGCAAGGTGGTGGCGATGGAGGTGCGCGACACTGTCAGCGCCATGCTGCCCAGCCTGATGCGGGTGTTTTTCAGTTCTGAGAATGTTGTCGAGTTTGCCCCTCGTGGGCCAGAAGATGTGAAGATGGCGCAGCAGGCGACAGATTACTCAAACTATGTATTCCAGAACGATAACAGCGGATTTTTAACGACTTACGCAATTTTCAAGGATGCGCTGGTCAGGAAATGCGGCATTGCAAAATTCTGGTGGGAAGATGAAGAAAAGGTTCGAATTGAGGAGTATTCGGGTCTGGATGACCAGACGCTAGAGATGCTGATGCAGGAGCCTGGGGCTGAGGTCAAGATCGTGGTGTCCTACCCAGACCCAGATATTGACGAGATGCAGATGACCACCATTGACCCGATGACGGGCCAGCCGGTGGCAATGCCAGCGCCAATGATTCACGATGTGCAGATCAAGCGCATCACTAAGGATGGCCGCATCAGAATCATGGCTGTGCCGCCTGAAGAGTTGTTGCTTGACCGGCGTGCCCGATCATTTGACGATTCCACCATCATTGCCCACAGGCAGATGGCCACTGTGGCCGACCTGATTGCGATGGGCTACGACCAAGACGAGATTGAAGAGAATCTGTCAACGACAGACTTGGACAGCAATGATGAGTACTTGGCGCGTCAGCCACTGAGTACGACATTTGGCACGAATGACGCGGCCAACCCAATGATGCGCAGGGTTCTGTACATCGAGGCGTATTCCCGTGTGGACTTCGACAATGACGGCATTGCCGAGTTGCGCAAGGTCTGCTGCATGGGCGGTGGCTACAAGGTGGTCAGGAATCTGCCGGCCAGCTACATCCCGTTTGCTGACTTCCCCTGCGACCCCGAGCCACACACAAGCCCCCTTGAGGCCATGTCAATATTTGACATCACCCGTGACCTGCAAGAGATCAAGTCTGAAATTCTGCGCAATACGCTGGACAGCTTGGCTCAGTCGATCCACCCGCGCACGGCGGTGGTTGAGGGCCAAGTAAACATTGACGATGTGCTGAACAACGAGACGGGCGCGATTATCCGCATGCGTGCGCCTGGCATGGTTCAACCGCTGACCACCCCATTTGTTGGCCAGGCCGCATTCCCGATGATGGAATACATGGATCAGATCAAGGAAGACCGCACCGGCATGAGCAAGGCGGCGATGGGTCTGAACGCTGACGCACTGCAATCGTCCACCAAAGCAGCGGTCAACGCGACTATCAGTGCCAGCCAGGGCCGCATTGAGTTGACGGCACGCATTCTGGCCGAGGGCATGAAAAAACTGTTCAAGGGCATCTTGTTCTTGGCCACAACGCACCAAGACAAAGCACGCATGGTGCGGATGCGCAACGAGTGGGTGCAAATTGATCCAAGGTCTTGGGACGCCAACATGGACGCCAACATCAATATTGCCTTGGGCAATGGCGACACCAACGAGCGTTTGCAAGCGCTGATGATGATCTTGGGCAAGCAAGAGCAAATCTTGCAGCAGCTTGGCCCACAAAACCCATTGGTCACGCCACAGCAGTTCTCCAACACCTTGCGCAAGATCGTGGAGTTGTCTGGGTTCAAGGACTCGACCAGCTATTTCCAGAGCATTTCTGCCGACTATGTGCCGCCAACGCCACCTGCGCCCAAGGCTACTCCAGAGGAATTGCTGGCACAGGTGCAGGCCGAGTCCATTCAGGCCGACATCCAGAAGAAGGCGGCAGAGTTGGAATTGAAACGCCAGCAAATGGTCATGGATGACGATTTGGCACGGGACAGAATGGCCCAAGACCTGTATCTCAAAAAGTATGAAATTGAGTTAAAGTACAAGTCACAGATCAGTACGGCTGAGATCGATGCGGCTCAGAATATTGATCGTGAAGCAATTCGTCAGCAAGCGGTACTGGCCCAGCAGCAGGCGGCTCAGTTTATTGAGCAGCAGCAGCCCCCGATGCCGCCGATGATGAATCCATCAACCTTTAACGGAATGGCACAGTAGTGACAAATGAAGACCAGGTAAATAAGGGCCGCAAGGCCAAGCAGTTACTTGAGGACGAAACCCTCAACACTGCGATTGCAAAATTGGAAAACGACCAACTTTGGGCATTTCGATCCTCGAAACCCGAAGAGTCTGTGAAGAGAGAGACAGCGTGGTGCATGATGCAGGCCATTGATGGCTTGCGGCAAGAGTTGATCCGGATCATGGACAACGGCAAGATTGCACAGGCCGCTATCTCAAAATCACAGAAAAATCTAATTTAAGAAAATACTATGGCAGAAATACAAGCAACGAATTTGGCCGATGCGGCCAGTGCTATCTCGGCAATGTTGGCCCCTGAAGAAGGACAAGCAGAACTTGACGAGACGCAGCCAGCCGAGGTGTCCGAAGAGGATACTGAGGCAGCGGCCTCTGAGGAGGATGACTCTGGTGTGGAAGACGCGCTAGAGGAAGAAACCTCGGAGGAACAGTCTGGAGAAGAGGAAGAGTCAGAGGAGCAAGAACAGCCACAGACTTTCACTGTCAAAGTAGACGGCAAGGAAGTTTCTGTCACGCTGGACGAGCTACAAAAAGGCTATTCAAGGACTCAGGACTACACCCGAAAAACGCAGCAGATTGCCGAAGTGCGCAAGCAAGTCGAGCAAGAAACGCAGGCAGTTCGGGCCGAGCGTGGACAGTACGCTCAATTGTTGGGAGCATTGCAAGCCCAGCTTCAGGCTTCAGAGCCGCAGGTCGATTTGGATCGTCTTTACAACGAAGACCCAATCGAGTGGGTGCGGCAAAAAGAGGTTTTGCGGGATCGACAGGAGAAGGCATACGCTATTCAGGCCGAACAGCAGCGTCTTAACCAGTTAATGCAGCAAGAGCAGCAGCAGTCTATGCAGCAGCATCTAGAGAGCCAAAAGGATGCGCTGTTGGCGGCACTGCCAGAGTGGAAGGACGCAAAGAAAGCAAAGCTCGAAAAAGCGATGCTGATTGAGTCTGCCAAGTCTGCCGGTTTTTCTGATGAAGATTTGAAGAGTGTTTACGATCACCGGCTGGTTTTACTGCTGCGAAAAGCGGCACTGTTTGACCAGATGGTAAGTAAGCGTCAAGGCATCAAGCCTGTGGTGAACAATGGCCCACGACCAGCCAAGCCAGGTGCAGCGGGTCGGGTTTCGACAACAAGTGAGAGTGTTCGTGCAAAGCAGCGTCTTGCAAAAACCGGCCGCATCGATGATGCGGTATCTGCAATTGAACTTTTATTGAAATGAGGAAATTATGGCTATCGTAAGCAATACATTCCTGACTTACTCTGCAAAGGGTATTCGGGAAGATCTTAGCAATGTGATCACCAACATTGCGCCTGAAGAAACCCCTTACATGAGCAACATTGGACGCGAGAATGTGTCCAATAGCTTGTTTGAGTGGCAAACCGACACATTGGCCGCAGCCGCTGCCAATGCACAGCTTGAGGGTGACGATGTTGCATCGTTTGACTCTGTAACTGCTACTGTGCGTCTGCAAAACTACGCACAGATTTCACGCAAGACGATCATCCTGTCTGCCACTGAAGAAGTGGTGAACAAGGCTGGCCGCCGTAGCGAACTGGCTTACCAGATCGCAAAGCGTGGTTCTGAGTTGAAGCGCGATCAAGAGTTTGTCATGCTGAACGGCGGTATCGCTGTTTCTGGTGACTCTACGACTGCCCGTGTGACTGCATCTCTGGGCGCGTTTGTGAAAACAAACACCGACAAGCAGACTAACGGCACTGATCCATCGTACACAACGCTGCCAAACAGCGCCCGTACCGATGGCAATGTGCGCACCTTCACTGAAACCATTCTCAAGAATGTGATTCAGAAGGTGTGGACAGCCGGCGGTACACCGAAGATCCTGATGTGCGGCCCTGTGAACAAGCAGCGCGTATCAGGTTTCTCCGGCATTGCCTCCAGCCGTTTCAACATTGACGGCGGCGCAAAGCCTGCCACATTGATCGGTGCAGTGGACATTTATGTCTCTGACTTCGGCAATGTGTCTGTGATTGCCAACCGCTTCCAGCGTGAGCGTGATGCGTGGGTGATCGATCCTGACTACGCCAAGATGACTGTGCTGCGTCCTTACCAGCAAGTCGAACTGGCCAAGACAGGTGACGCTGAGAAGCGCATGCTGATCGTTGAGTGGGGTCATAAAGTGCTGGCTGAAAATGCCCACGGCCTGGCCGCTGACTTGATTACTTCTTAACAGTAAGCAACGGAAAGGGCCAGAGAAATCTGGCCCTTTTTTTAAATGATTCACAAAAGATTACTTAGCGAAAACAAAGATCAAGGCATCTCGCGTTACTGGCATGAAAACCCAGAAACTGGCGATGTGACGATCCAAACAGAACAAGATGTGACGGCGGTTATTGAGGCCAACAAGGCCATCTACAACGCTGTTGACGGCAAGGCCAACTGGAACGGTGAGTGGCACTTGGTGGCATCTATCCCAGAGGCTCTCTATTACAAGATGAAGGCCGAGGGCAAGATCGATGATCAAGAGTACATGAAGCGCTGGCTCAATGACGCCGATAACCAATTTTTTAGAACACGACCTGGGAAAGTATGAACTACATTGCCGTTTGCACCCCTGCCCGTGATCAGGTTCACACCAATTACACCTACTGTATGGTTAATTTGGTCGCATTTCACACGCTCAACACCACAGACGCAATCAGTCTGAAATTGATGCAAGGCACAATTATCCAAAACCAAAGGGCTGACCTTTGCTTGGACGCGATGGCCGAAGGCTGCACGCACATCCTTTTCATTGACTCTGACATGACCTTCCCACAGGACATGGTGGGCAGGCTCTTGGCCCACGACAAACCCATCGTGGCAGCCAACTGCGCACGGCGCAGGATGCCAACTGGCCCGACTGCCCAAAATTATGACGCCGAAGGCAAGCGCAAATCGGTCTACACTATGCCAGAATCTACTGGATTGGAAGAGGTGGGAAGCATTGGTACTGGCATAATGCTGATCAAGCGCGAAGTGTTTGAAGGCATGAGTGAGCCGTGGTTTGATATGCCGTGGCAGACCACACGGGGCTACATGGGCGAGGATGTGTTTTTCTGTAAAAAAGCGCAAGAGCTTGGCTACAAAATCTACATCGACCATGATGTCTCCAAGGAAATCGGCCACATTGGGACATTTGAATTTCGCCATGACCACACCTGGATAGTCAAAGAGGAAATGGAAAAAGAGGCTCAATAATGGCACTGACCACCTACACAGAGTTAAAGGCATCAATAGCAGATTGGCTGAATCGTTCTGATTTGACAGCCACTATTCCTGACTTTATCTCTCTGGCCGAGGCGCAAATTGAGCGCACGCTGCGCACCCGTCAAATGTTGACAAGAACAACATTGACCATTGATGCAGAGTTTGAGTCAACGCAATCTGACTTTCTAGAGACTCGGGCACTAAAGTTGACCAGCACAAATCCAGTGACGCCATTGTCTTTTATGACGATGGATGCGCTGGATGAGGAGGCAACAAAATTCACGGCCAGCGGCAGGCCAAAATTCTTTGGAGTGGTCGGCACTCAATTTCGTTTTGTGCCAACGCCGGATGCAACCTATACGGCAGAGATCGTCTACTTTGCAAAGTTGAACAAGCTGTCTGCAAGCGTGGCGACTAATTTTCTTTTGACATCAAGCCCCGACATTTATCTGTACGGCTCACTGTTGCAGGCTGCACCGTACCTGCAAGACGATGCGCGGATACAGACTTGGGCGACTCTGTACGAGCGCGGATTGAATGACTTGCAGGTGGCCGATGACCGTGGCTCGACTTCTGGCGGCAGTCTGTTGACCCGCGCAAAAACTTTTGGCTAAGGATTAAAAATGGCAGATACCACAACGACCAACCTATTGCTGACCAAGCCCGAGGTCGGAGCTTCGGCAAATTCTTGGGGCGGCAAGGTCAACGCAAATTTAGACTCAATTGATTCTTTGTTTGATGCTGGCCCATTGTTGAAGGTGACAAAGGGCGGCACGGGTGTTGGTACGAGTACAGGCACTGGCAACAATGTGCTTTCTACCAGCCCCACATTGGTGACGCCAGCCTTGGGCACACCTTCAGCGGCAGTGCTGACCAACGCCACAGGTCTGCCGATTTCAACGGGTGTGAGTGGCCTTGGTGCTGGCGTGGCGACTTTCTTGGCCACACCATCCAGCGCGAACTTGTCTGCTGCCGTAACGGATGAAACCGGCACTGGCGCTTTGGTGTTCACCAATTCACCGACTTTGGTGACGCCAGCGCTTGGCACGCCATCAGCGGCTGTGCTGACCAACGCTACGGGGCTGCCTTTGACCACAGGCGTTACTGGCATTCTGCCAGTGGCGAATGGCGGCACAGGGGCGGCTACGGGTATACCCTTGGGCACTGCGGTTACGGGAGTGCTTGCAGTCGCCAATGGCGGCACTGGACAGACCAGCTACACCGATGGGCAGCTATTGATCGGCAACAGCACCGGCAACACGCTGACCAAGGCGTCCTTGACTGCCGGCTCCGGCGTGACCATCACACCAGGTGCTGGGTCTATAAATATTGCGTTTACCGGCCCAGGCTCTGGCTCCGTGACCAGCGTGGATGTATCAGGCGGCACAACGGGCCTGACCACAAGCGGCGGCCCTGTTACAAGCGCTGGCACTGTGACCATTGCGGGGACTTTAAATGTCGCCAACGGCGGCACAGGCGCAACGAGCTTGACTGCCAACAATGTCATCTTGGGCAACGGCACATCTGCCGTGCAAGTTGTGGCCCCTGGGTCATCTGGCAATGTGCTGACAAGTAACGGCACTACATGGGCATCGACAACACCTGCCGCTGGATTTAGCACATCGGCAAACAACACTTTCACCGGCACACAAACATTCAGTGGCACATCGTCAGCCAAAGCCATTGTCTTAAACGATGCCGCTGAGGTGGCAACAGTGTCGGCAACAGCAGCCACCGGCACGATTGCATACGACATCACCACTCAGTCGGTGCTGTACTACACCAGCAACGCCAGCGCCAACTGGACTCTTAACTTCCGTGGCTCAAGCGGCACATCCCTGAACACGCTGATGGCTACCGGCGAGTCAATGACTGTGGCCTTCCTTGTAACGCAAGGCGCTACAGCCTACTACAACAGCGCTGTGCAGGTCGATGGAACTACATCGGGTGTGACTACAAGATGGCTTGGTGGTGCGCCTACAGCGGGTAATGCCAGTGGCATTGATAGCTACCGCTACCTGATTATCAAGACAGGCAGCGCGACCTTCACAGTCTTGGCAAGCAATACACAGTTCAAGGCCTAACCCATGCCATTACAAGCAACTTCTGGTGCGGCAAGTTATGACGGCTTTGGTGGCGGGACAGCCGCCAAAGTCAATTACATTGAAGACTTTTTCCAATCTTATTTGCGGACAGGCACTGGTGCATCTGCAACTGTTACTACTGGATTAGATGGTTCTACTAAAGAAACTTTAGTATGGACAAAATCACGTTCTGCCGCTACCAACCACAAGCTGACAGACAACGTACGTGGGGCTACTAAAGCCCTAAGTAGCAACACAACAGGCGCAGAGGCTACAGATAGCCAAGGATTGACTGCTTTTAGTGCTACTGGCTATACGATTGGTACGAATACTGACTACAACAATAGCGGTGCAACTTATGTTGACTGGCAATGGGTAGCGCAACCAAAGTTTTTTGATATTGTGACTTATACGGGTACAAATGGGGTTCAAACAATTAATCACAATCTTGGCTCAGTACCGGGAGTGATTATTGTTAAATCCACTAGTACAGCTAGTCAGTGGAATGTATACCATCGTTCATTGGGCGCAACACAGGCTATTAAATTACAATCTACAGCAGCAGCCACATCTAGTGTAAATTTTTGGAATGATACTAACCCAACATCCACTCAGTTTACTCTCGGGGCTTCTTTTAATACATTAGGCGAAACCTATGTAGCCTACATCTTCGCCCATGACGCAGGGGGCTTTGGCCTGTCTGGTACAGACAATGTGATTTCGTGTGGGTCGTTTACTACTGATGGTAGTGGACTAGCAACAGTTAGTCTTGGCTATGAGCCGCAGTGGGTTTTATTTAAACAAACAGACGGCGTAGACAGTTGGTATTTAAATGACATCATGCGTGGAATGTCAGTTTCTGCATCTAGCAATAATTTATCGCCTAATCTTTCTGCCGCAGAATCTGCTGGTGGCTACGATACAAAACCAACAGCTACAGGATTTAATGCAAACTCCGGCATTGCTAACAAAAATTACATCTACATAGCCATACGCCGTGGCCCGATGAAAGTGCCTACGACTGGGACGAGTGTGTTTGCGCCAACAACTTATACAGGAACAGGGACAGCACGTTCAGTTACAGGTCTTGGGTTTCCCCCGGACGTGGTGATGCTTGACTCAAAATCTTTTGCCAATAACTTTACCTATGACAAGTTGCGTGGCCCAAACATTCGTTTGTTTACAAATGATACAGCCGCTGAAACTAATGATGCAAATAGGCTGACTGCTTTTAATCAAGATGGTTATTCACTTGGTACTTTAAACCCCAATGAAAGTGGTGTTGGATACGCAAACTGGAACTTCAGACGAGCCCCATCGTTTATGGATGTCGTTTGCTACACGGGGACGGGTTCTGCAAGAACTGTGAGCCATAACCTTGCGGCAGTGCCTGAGATGATGATTGTGAAGTGTCGAGGTGACACAGGTCAATGGGCGGTGTATTCGTCTAACCTAACTGCAAGTAATTACCTGTTTCTTAATTCAACTGCTGCATCGGCCACAAACACAGCTATCTGGAACGCAACAGCGCCAACAAGCTCGGTATTCAGTGTTGGAACTTCAGTAAACACAAACAGCAGTGGTTTTACGTTTGTTGCCTACCTCTTTGCAACGTGCGCTGGTGTAAGCAAAGTGTTCAGTTACACAGGTAACGGCTCATCACAAACAATCAACTGTGGATTCACAGGAGGAGCTAGGTTCGTTCTAATCAAGCGCACCGACTCAACTGGTGACTGGTATGTTTGGGACACAGCTAGGGGAATCGTAGCTGGTAACGATCCACACCTTAGTCTCAACACCACAACAGCCGAAGTTACAACAGACGACACCATTGACACAGACAACACAGGTTTTGTGGTCAACCAAGTAACAGCAACAAATGTGAATGTTTCTTCTGCAACCTACATAGGGCTTGCGGTGGCCTAGACTTAAAGGAATCAAAATGAAAATACGAACAAATGACGGGCAAGTAATGTACGAATCAGAGTTTCGTGCGTATCAAAAAGCCAATGGTGGCCCTACATGGGATACAACAACAACTGAGGTGCTAGAAGCCTTGGGTGCTGATGTGATCTTTGAAGGCCCACAAGCAACTGGTGGCACGGTCTATCAATACTCACAAGCCGCTGGTGTTGAGCAAGTCGATGGCAAGTGGTACACCAAGTACAGCCTTGGCCCTGTGTTCATTGACCAAGTTGTAGATGGTGTAACTACGACCGCTGCCGAACAGGAAGCTGCTTACAAGGCCATGAAGGATGCAGAGCAAGCTAAGAGTGTTCGCGCTTCCCGTGATGAAAAGCTGACAGCTACTGATTGGCGATTTCGCAGCGATATGACACCTTCACAGGCGTGGAAGGATTACTGCCAAGCACTGCGTGATGTACCATCTCAAGAAGGATTCCCATGGACAATTACTTGGCCAGCCACACCATGACCGAAGATGTAACTCACCGAGAAATCTACGACAGGCTGGTGGCTGTTGAGGGTAAGGTCGATGCGCTGACTAACAGCACCAAGGATGTGACGGAGGCATTCAACGCTGCCAAAGGCGCATTCAAGGTGCTGGAGACATTGAGCAAGCTGGCCAAGCCCCTGCTGTGGCTGGGCGGCTTGTTTGTGGCGACTGTGGCTTTCTGGGATCACTTCAGAGGCCGGTAATGATTGATCCGCTAACAGCACTGGCGGGAATACAGTCGGCCATCTCGCTGGTCAAGAAGGCCGCGAATGTCGCCAACGATCTCGGCAGCCTGGCTCCGATGATTGGCAAGCTATTTGATGCCAAGAGCGTAGCCACCAAGGCAATGCTTGAGGCCAAGCGATCTAAAAATAAATCGAACATGGGGACTGCCCTCCAGATTGAGATGGCACTGGATCAGGCCCGTGTATTTGAGGAAGAGCTAAAAATGCTTTTCATGCAGACCGGCAAGATAGATGTCTGGAACAAGATCAAAGCCCGTCAAGCAGAGATGGACAGGGACGATGCCAAAGAAATAAGCGCACTGAAAGCCGAAGAAAAGAAGGCCAAAGAAAAAGCAGACGAGATGACCGAGATTGCTTTGGTAATAGCTATTGTTTGTTTCTTGATGTTTTTCGCCTTTTTTGGCGCAAATGAACTTATAGACTTCTGCCAAAAAACAAGAGGGTGTGTTTAATGTGTTCTCGCTACTTAAATGGTTTGATGTCGGCACTGATTGGCGACTCGGGATTGATCGCTTCATCAAGTGCTGCGCCGCTGTCCTTGCGATCAACTGGTTGCTAGACCTTCTTTACATCTTGCCGACCAGTGAGTCCAAAAAAATCATCGACTTCATAGTTTCTAAAAACCCTTTGTAGGAATTTTATGCTCTCACTATTCTCGACTCTTGGCGGTTTGTTGATCTCAGGCTTGCCCAAGCTGCTTGAGTATTTCCAGAACAAGGCCGACCAAAAGCATGAATTGGCACTGGCCCAAATGCAGACCGAGCGAGAGCTTCAACTGGCCGCTGCGGGGTTTGCCGCGCAAGCCCGTGTGGAAGAAATTCGCACCGAGCAGGTGGCCTTGCAGACCGAAGCTCAAATGGCCGAGGCCGAGGCTGGCATGGTGCGAGGTGCGCAAGAACACGACAAGGCAGTGTTGGAAAAAGCCTCAAGATGGGTGGCCAACTATGTGGGGACTGTTCGCCCCACGATCACCTACATTTTTGTGGTTGAACTGGTCTGCATCAATGCCTTCTTGTGCTTCTATCTCTGGCAGCATCCTGGTCTGATTACCAGCATGGACGATGTGCTGCGATACACCGACATCATCTTCAGCCCTGATGAGATGGCCATGCTGGGCGGCATCATTGGATTCTGGTTTGGCTCACGCGGCTGGGGCAAGAAATGAAATTGAGCAAAGCCGGTGCTGATTTGATGCATCGCTTTGAAGGCTGTAGGAGTAAGCCCTACCTGTGTCCAGCCAACATCTGGACTATCGGGTACGGGCATGTGCTGTATCAAGGTCAGATCAATTTGCCAATGGTGCGTAAAGAAGGCTACGCTGGTCTAATCCGTAGTGAGCATCCATTGCAATCGGAGGATAACCGTGCTTGGACAAAAGAAGAAATCAATTCGTTATTCGCAAATGATGTACAAAATTTTGAGCGTGGTGTTTTACGACTTGTTCCCAATTGTGCTGGGCATCAAGGCCGCTTTGACGCTCTGGTCTCTTTTGCCTTTAACGCTGGATTAGGAAACCTTCAGCGCAGCACGATCCGAATGAAGGCCAATAGAGACGATTGGGAGGGCGCAGCAGAGGCTTTTATGGCTTGGACTAAGGGCGGGGGCAAAGTACTGCCTGGGCTTGTCAAGCGCCGTGTGGCCGAAAAAGAGTTGTTTTTATCTTGACTGATCAATAATCATGCTATGGCCAACAAGAAGCAACAATTAGAAGTCCCGTCAATTCCCAGCTTGGGGTTTGCTCCAGAGGCGTATGAGCGCCGGTATGTTTCTGAGGTCAATGGCGCATTGAACGGCTACTTTAGAAACCTGATCAGCACGCTGAGTGCGCTGTTCGGGATCAGGGGCGGCAAGTTCTTGAACAACCCGCATGGGGCTTTTCAAGACTCAACCGACCAGGTGGCGGCCAACACCACAACAGCCTATGCCGTCACATTTAATACGACAGACTTCAGCAACGGCGTGACGATGGCCAGTGGCTCTAGGATCACTGTGGCCGACAGTGGGATCTGGAACATACAATTTTCCATTCAGTTTACAAATACGACCAATACTACGCAAGATGTGGATATTTGGTTTCGCGTCAATGGCACAAATTCAGCAAACTCAAACAGCAGGTTTGGATTTGCACCGAGAAAAGCTGTTGGCGACCCGTACCACACCATTGCGGCCATGAATTATTTTTTGACATTGAATGCAAATGACTATGTTGAAATTATGTGGAGGCCAACCGATGTCGGCGTTACGATTGAGCAGTATGCTGCCGGAACAAGTCCAACACGACCAGCAGTGCCATCGGCCATTGCGACAATCAGCTTTGTGTCCAACCTACCGACAATCTAATCATGTACATACCCATCAAACTACCTCCAGGCGTCTACCGCAACGGCACTGAATATCAGTCTGCTGGGCGGTGGCACGATGCCAACCTTGTGCGCTGGTACGAGAACACACTGCGGCCCGTCAACGGCTGGAGGGCAAGGTCGGCATCAACTGTGACCGGCGCTTGCAGGGCGATCATCACTTGGCGGGACAATTCGGCCAATTCGTACATCGGCCTCGGCACTCACTCCAAGCTGTTTGCAATGAATAATTTGGGCGTTTTGAAGGACATCACGCCAACCGGATTCACAACTGGTTTTATTGACTCACTGAGCACCACGGGCTACGGCAAAAACCTTTACGGCAGCTTTGCCTACGGCGTGCCACGACCAGACACTGGATCGGCAGAAATAGCCACCACTTGGAGCCTTGACACTTGGGGCGAGTACTTGGTGGGTTGCTCTGACTACGATGGCAAGATTTACGAGTGGCAGCTTGGCTTTACAACGCCAACACTGGCCGCACCAATCACCAATGCACCGACCAGCAACAAGGCTATTCTTGTGACCGCAGAGCGGTTCCTGTTTGCCCTTGGCGCCGGTGGAAACCCTCGCAAAGTCCAGTGGTGCGACCAAGAGAACAATACCCTTTGGACGCCAGCAACAGACAACTTGGCCGGTGACTATGAACTGACAAGCTCTGGCAGTCTGATGGCCGGCAAGAGGGTCAAGGGCATCAACCTGCTATTTACCGATGTCGATGTCCACACGGCGCAATATGTTGGTGCGCCATTTGTCTACGGCTTTGAGAAGGCTGGCTCTGGCTGCGGCTTGATTTCTGCCCAAGCGGTGGCGGCCATTGATACGGCGGCGATCTGGATGAGCAAATCTGGCTTCTGGATTTATGACGGCTACGCCAAGCCGCTGCCCTGCGATGTGTCTGATTATGTTTTCAACAACATCAACTTAGACCAACGGGCAAAGGTGCATGCTGTGCACAACAGCAAATTCGGTGAGATTTGGTGGTTCTACCCAAGCAACGCTGGCATTGAGAACGACTCTTATGTGACCTACAACTACCGCGAAGGCCATTGGGCCATCGGCACATTGGCAAGGTTAGCAGGCACTGACGCTGGCGTTTTCACCTTGCCATTGATGGTGGATGCCGCCGGCGAGGTGAACGAGCATGAAGTCGGGTTTGACTACGATGGCGCCACACTCTTTGCTGAGTCTGGGCCGATACAGATTGGCAACGGCGACAATATTATGAGTATTCGTGAGGTTATACCGGACGAGCAGACCTTGGGCGAGGCGACAGTGTCGTTTAAGACTAGGCTCTACCCAACGGGGGCAGAGTCCACATTCGGGCCATACACGGCAGCCAACCCGACATCTGTCAGGTTTTCTGGCCGGCAGGTCAACATGAAGGTGACGGGTGATGTGTTGGCAGATTGGCGCATCGGGGTGATGCGGCTGGATGCGGTGGCCAGCGGCAAGAGATGAGCGACCAAGAGCATTTGGAAAGGCTGCGCCAGCATGTCGAGGCTGCTTTAGAATACTCTGGAGGCACACATAATTTTGACGATGTTGCCGAGATGGTTCGGGATAACAGACTGCAACTGTGGCCGGCCCGAAACTCGGTAGTGTTGACAGAGATCATTGTCTATCCGCGACTCAAGAATTTGCATTACTTCTTGGCTGGTGGCGACCTAGATGAACTCTCAAGGATGCGAACAATGATCGAATCCTGGGGCAAGTCATTGGGCTGCACCAGAGTGACTTTGGCAGGCCGCAAGGGCTGGGCAAAGACATTTTTAAAAGATGAGGGCTACAGTCCACAGTGGTCTGTACTAGCAAAGGAGTTGTGACATGGCGACAATGGAAGAGTTATATCAGCAGTATCTTTTGACCCAGCCCGGTATCGGCGGTTCACAAAATCGATACAGAGACTTGATGTCGCAGATGCGGCCATTTGCCAACCCCTACCCTGCCGCAACGGGGTTGCTTGCTGGCGGCACTGTCGCTCCAGTAGTGCCCAAGGTTCCGGCCAAGACCAATCCTATGGGGACTTATGGCGGCGGTGGTGGCGGTACAGGCAGCGGTGGCATGACAACGCCATTTGACAGCATGACCGATGCTCAAAGGTCTGAGTTTTATGCAAACAACCCTGCTTATGCCAAAGCAACGCAAATTGGGCAAGGCATTTTTGGGCTTACATCTTTGGGTAGAGCGCAAGCCCTTTTAGACCCAGAAAGAGCAAACAGGGAAGGCTTGATTGCACAGGGATTTGATTTCAATGCTTATCAAAAAGCAAGAGATGAGTTCAGGGAAACTGAACTCAAATATGCGAGGGAGCAGGAGGCTCTGGCGCAGGCAGAGGCTGCTGCGGCTCAGCAAGCTGCTGACAATGCGGCAGCAGAAGCGGCAATAGGAAGTTATGGCGGTGGCTCTTTTGCAGAACAGCAGGCCATAAATAATGCAATTGCAGCGGCGGCAGCGCCATCCAGAGGCCCGACTGACGCAGAAAGGCAGCAGGCTTTATCTTTTGCTATGGGTAATTTCCAAGCGAATCAAGCCGCCCAGCAAGCCGCAGACAATGCGGCAGCAGAAGCGGCAATAGGAAGTTACGGCGGCGGCTCTTTTGCCGAACAACAGGCCATAAATGATGCAATTTCCGCTGACAATGCGGCAGCGGAAGCAGCAATAGGAAGCTACGGCGGCGGCTCCTTTGCCGAGCAGGCGGCTATGAATGATGCTATTGCAGCGGCGGCAGCAGATGCTGGCGGCTATGGTGGCGGCTATGACTCAGGGGGATATGGCACTGGCGATTCCTCTGGCTTTGGCGGTGGTACAGACAGCGGCAGCGATGGATGGGCCAAGGGTGGCAAGGTCACCAAAAACAGGCTCAAAGGCCCAGACCCTAAAGGCCCAGACGAGGGCTATGGCGCACTGCTGGGCGGTGAGTTTGTCATTCAAAAATCAGCGGTCAAAAAGTACGGCGAGGGTCTGCTGTCCATGATCAACGATGGCAAGATTCCTGCCAAAAAAATGAAATCTTTACTCGGATAAGGGGCACAAAATGTCAAAAGGTGGCAGCACAACTTCATCGACCTCAATCGATCCCGACATCAAGAGGGCATTCCTTGCAAATGTGGCCCAGGCCCAAGGCGTGGCCGGCGCATTGCCTGTCCAGCAGTTTGCAGGCTACAACCCGCTGTACACGGCTGGTGAAGAGCAGCTTGTCAACACCGGCTTGGGTGGCCCAGGCATTAGCAGCACCGACTATGCGGCGCAGATGGCCGCACTCAGTGGCACATACCAGCCTGCCGAGTTGCAGGCGGCTCAAGCCAACCTCGGCATGAGTGGCCCTGGCTCAATTGCCAGCTACATGAATCCGTACACCAGCATGGTGCGCCAGAATGCTCTGGAGGACTTGGAGTCCTCAAGACGCATGGCTATCGGGCAGACGGGTGAGCGTGCCATGCAGGCCCGTGCATTCGGTGGTTCGCGCCAAGGTGTGGCCGAGGCTTTGACCAACCAAGCCTTTGCCAAGCAGGCCGGCACTCTTGGCACTCAGCTTAACGAGTCGGCATTCAATCAGGCTGTGCAATTGCAGGCGGCTGACTTGGCACGGCAGCAGGCGGCGGCTGCACAAAATCAAGCAACGGGCTTGCAGGGTGCGCAGTTTAGGCTGGCGGCGGGTGGCCAATTGGGCAACCTTGGCGCACAGCAGCAAGCCCTGCGCCTTAGTGGCGCACAGGCCGCGATGGGTGCAGGCGGTGCGCGTCAAGCCTTTGAGCAGCAGCAGCTTGATGCGCTGCGCAATGTTGATCTTCAGCGCTTGGGCATTGCTCAGTCTGCACTCAGCTTGCAGCCTGCCAACTTGGGCGGGAGTGTAACAACCCCATACAGCCAAAACTTAGGTGCTGGCGCTTTGGGCGGTGCTTTGGCTGGCTCTCAATTGGCGGGGCTTACAGGCGGCGCACTCAGCAGTGGCGCAGGTGCAGGACTCGGCGCATTGCTCAGTCTGTTTTAAGGAATAAAAATGGCAACCCAATTTGACTACTCAAACATCGGCAGCATATTTGGCGGTGGCGGCACGCCAACGGGGCTTGATGCGCTACTGAGCGAAGACCAGCGTAAGCTGATGGGACGCAACGCCGCGCTGTCAGCGGCGGCTGCATTGCTGCAAGCTGGTGGCCGCAGTCCACAGCGTATCGGCCTTGGCCAAGCGCTTGGCTCTGCCCTACAAGCTGGTCAGCAGGGCTATCAACAGGCGCGTGCTGGGTCGCTGCAAGACATGCTGCTTACTCAGAAGCTGGAGGAGGCGAAACGGGTTGCAACGGCTGATGCTGGTTTCTTGAAGTTTTTGCAGTCTCCAGAGGGTATGGCGGCTGCGGCTGCACCATCTGCACAGCCAGCGCCATTGACAGGTGTGGCAGTGCCGCCTGTTGAAAGATATATGTCGGAGATGACGCCGCCGGCGGCGGCCCCTGCTGCTGCGCCTAATATTCTTGGGGTTTTGAGCCAGCAGCAGCGTGCGCTGATTGGCGGCCTTGGCCGAGAAAAAGGCACGCAGTATTTGCTGGACATGATGAAGCCAGAGGCATCACCAGACGCAATCAAAACGCTACGAGCCTTGGGTTTATCACCTACTTTGGAGAACTTGCGCCAGCTTGACAAGCCAGAGCCGTCACCATCAGAGGTTCGATTGCTGCAAGCGACAGGCATGCCCGTCACTTTTGAAAACATTGTGAAGTTGAGGCAGTCTAGCGCAAGCAATGTCAATGTCAAGGTTCCAGTAGACATGACAGGTGGACAAAAGGGTTTTGAGAACGAGATGAAGCTGGGCGGCGCATTCAAGCAAGAGCCGATCTACAAAGACTTCAGCGACATGAAGTCTGCATACGGCCAAGTTGTATCGTCACTTGCCCAGGGCACGCCAATCGGTGATGTCGCTGGTGCTACTAAGGTGATGAAGTTGCTCGACCCTGGCTCTGTCGTGCGTGAGTCTGAACTCGGCATTGCGATGGCCGCTGCTGGCCGGATGGATCGTTTGCAGAACTACTTTAGCAATTTGATGACGGGCCAAAAACTGACACCTACTCAGCGTGATGATTTCCAGAAGTTGTCTAACGAGCTTTATGCTGCCGCTGGCCAGGCTTACAACAAGAAGCGTGACGAGTACAAGCAATTTGGCGATGCTTACAACTTTAAAAACCTTGACACTGCACTTGGCGCACCGGCCACTGTTCCATCAATTGTGAAGCCTAGTAGCGCTGCTAAAACCATGCAATGGGACGGCACTAAATTTGTCTTTAAATGAGGCCGTATGAAAAAAATCAACATCGAAGGCATCGGAACTCTTGAGTTCCCAGCGGAAGCAACAGACGAGCAGATTGCTGCATTTGTCAATGGCACGCCACTTGACCAGCTAAAACAGATCGCTGGGGTGCAAGCCCCAAGCACACTTGGTCGCGAGGCCGGCTTGGCTGTGCGCCCGATAGCGCAGGCGGCCATGACCGCTGGCGGGTTGCTGCCGATGGCTGTTGACCCCTTGGTGAACTTTTTCAACTTGGCCGCTGGCACAAATGTGCCGACCATGACACGGGCCACAGAAACCAATCTCAGACGCATGGGTTTCCCAGAGCCACGGACGGCGCAGGAGCGAGTAGTTCAAGACATTGCTGGTGCTGGCTACGGCACTGCTGGTGTGGCCAAGGTCGCCGGCGCAGTCGCGCCCATGCTGCCGGAGATGGGCCGCAATGTCGCGCAGTTCTTTGCCCAAAGCCCACAGGCTCAGACGGCAGCGGCCTTGACGGCATCCACAGCCGCGGGTGCTTTGCGCGAGGGTGGCGCACCTCCAGCCCTCCAGCTTGGCGGGGCTATGCTGGCCGGCATGGCCGCGCCTGGTGGCCCAAGCCTGTCCACCACCCAGCGTGCATTGGCGGCCCCCAAGGCGCTGGTGCAGCCCTTCACTCAACAAGGCCGCGAAGTCATTGTCGGCAATGTGCTGCGCAATGTCGCAACCGATCCGGAACGAGCCATTGCCAACTTGCAGGCTGCAAGGCCAACAGTGCCAGGTGTTCAACTGACCACTGCCGCTGGTGCGCGTGATCCTGGGCTGGCCGGCCTTGAGTCGCCATTGCGGTCTGCGACATTTGATCCGTCCAACCTGTTTGGCGCAAGGCTGTCTGCCAACCAGCAGGCATTGATGGATGCATTCCAGCGCACTGCTGGCCGGCCTGGCTCTATCCCAGCAGCCGAGGCCAAGCGATCCAGCATCACAGCGCCAATGCGTGAGCAGGCTTTCTTGAATGCGCCACCCGTATCGGTGGAGCCGGTTGCCGCGGCGATTCTTGGTATCACTCAAAACCCAGCGACTCAGCGCCAAACAGTCGATCAGGCCATGAAGTATGTGACCGACTTGCTGGTCAAGCGCGTAGACCCTGAGACAAACACCATCAATCCGATGGCGCTGTACAGCGTGCGCAAGGACATTACCGATGCGATGGCTGGCAAGCTGTCCGGCGACTTGGCCAACCTGCGATTGGCGCGTGGTCAACTGGCCGACTTGCTGCCGGTCATTGACAGAACGATTGAGTCCGGTGCGCCAGGCTTTAGCAAGTACATGGAGCAGTTTGCCAAGTCATCAAAGCCGATTGACCAGATGGAATTGCTGCAAGCGATCCAGAGCAAGGTCACGACAGGCCAGCCCAACATAATGACGGGTGAGCCTGTGCTGGCGGCGGCTGCATTGCGTAGGCAATTGGCGGCCAAGCGGGAAGAGCTTGGCACTGACTTGTCACCGGCGGCACAGAGAAAAATTGACAACATCATCAACGAGATCAACCGAGGCCAAGCGGCAACAGCGCCAGGTGTTCGCGCACCAGGCTCCAACACCTTCCAGAACATGAGCATGGGTAACCTGATTGGCCGAGTGTTCAGCGAGTCTATGGCCGACAACACCACACTGCGCACCATGACCCGCCCACTGGATTGGCTCTACAAGCTGCCTGACCAGCAGGTGCAGCGTCTCTTGGTTGAGGCTATGCTTGATCCGCAATTGGCGGCATCAATGATGAGCAAGGCCAACATGATGAAGGTCGAGCCACTGGCCAAGTCATTGCGACAAAAAGCTGAGCAGCTTGGCTACGGATCAATAATTGGCGCACAGGAGTAAGGCATGGCCCTGCTTTATGAAGAAGACTTGATGCCATTCTTTGGCAACCCGAACATCCAGCGCCAAGGTGCGAAGGCCAGAGCCTTGGCCGCGCAGCGCGATGTCAACACGCTGCCTGACCCCCGCACCTATGCTGCCGTCTCTGGCCTGCTTGGCACTGCCCCCGACCAGATGGGGTTCAGTGTTTTGAATCCTCAGTATGAGTCCATCATGCAGACCGCCAGGCCGGCATTTGCTACTGGTACGGCATTGGGTGTGGCTCCATTGGCAAAGGTATTTCAAGCCCCAGCAATGGCCTTAGGCCGCGCTGGTGAGCGCGTGGCTGAAAGGGTTGTCCCGCAAATCATGGAGCGCGGCGGCTTGCCGGCTGATCTATTGCAGGGTATGGCGAACAGAACTATTAGTCCCCTTGATGTCTACCACGGCACACCACACACATTGCCACCGACAGCACGCAATCCACTTGGTGAGTTTGATGCGTCAAAGATTGGCACTGGTGAGGGGGCGCAAATGTATGGGCAAGGCATTTATACGGCTGAAAATCCTGCTGTTGCAAAATCTTATCAATTTATGGAGCAAAACTGGTTTGATACCAGTAAAGCCAAATACAAAGGTAAATCAATTGATAGCTGGTACGAGCAAGCCCAAAAAGATCAGGAACGAGCATTTAGAACAAAAGACAAAACTTTAGAAAAAGACGCTACGGCTCGATTGGCCTATTGGGAAAATGTGATGACCCACAACCACCCCGAGTCTGTTGTCGAACAATTTGCAGACCCTGCGTATGGATGGCCTGAAGCAACAAACTACGCGAAGTCTATTGACTTGGGCAAGTTCAGTGGAATCCCACGATCCGGTAATTTATACAAAGCAGACCTACCAGATGAGATGATCCCCAAGATGCTGGATTGGGACAAGCCAATGAACAAGCAAGACGCATCTGTAAAAAAAATGATTGCCGAATCGTTTCCAAGTGGGTACATCAATGGCGTTTACATTGATCCAATAAATAGCCCATTGACCGGCCGAGCAATGTTGGATCAATTGGCAATGATTGCCAACAAGCGCAATGCGCCAGGATTCAGGTCTGCTGAAACAGCTTTGCGTCAAGCTGGCATCCCTGGCATCAAATACTTGGATGAAGGCTCACGCGCCAAGGGTAAAGGCACACGCAACTTTGTCACCTTCCCTGGCGAAGAAAAGAATCTCAGGATTCTTGAGCGCAATGGGTTGCTTGCCCCCTAACGCATCCCCCCAAAAAACGCTGCTGTCAGTGGGTCGATCTTGATCTTCCGATTCCTCTGACGGCGGCGTGCGTTAAAAAAGTCCTTGTCGTC